TCACAGTGCCTTTACGGAGTCATGCGCCATTTGTGCGCCATCGCCGAAAATGGATGTCGAAATCTGGTCCATGACGTTGCGATGGCTGTCGCTTGGAAAGAGGTGCGCATATCTCGACATCGTGACGGCCAGCGAGGAGTGGCCGGCGAACGTCTGGACGGTCTTTGGCTGTAGGCCAGCCTCGATCCATGTCGATATCGCGAAATGGCGAAGGGCGTGCCAATTGAAGGGCTTGAATTTCTTGCCGCCCTCTTTTGCCTTGGCGGCTGTCGTGGCCAGGAGAGGCCGGAAATCGCGCTTGAGGATGTTCTTGTGATCGAGGAACCCGCCCTTGGAATTTGGGAATACTAGATCGTCCGCCTCTGACTTATTGGCGGCTTCTTTCCACTTTCGAAGCTCGGCCAGCATCGCGGACGAGAGAGGAACCTGCCGGAGACCTGCAGTCGATTTGGTTGTGTCCTCGTTTTTGTAAGCATCGACGCGACCATCGACAGTTAGTTCACCGGCGTTGAAGGCGACGTGCTTCCAGCGGAGCGCATAGAGCTCCGATGCGCGCACGCCAGCCGAGGCCGACAAGCGCATGCGGATGGCAAGGCTTCCCGTTGCCTGGGCGAGGGCGGCAGCAAGATCCGCTTTGGACGGGGGAACGACCTTCTTGGATCCTTCTCCGCGCTTGCCAGTCACTCGGATGTTGCTGGCCGGATTGGCTGCGAGGAGATCATTGCCAACGGCATTTTGTAAAGCGCGAGAGAGGCTGCCGATAATACGGCGCGTGGTTACCACCCCGACGCCAGCGTCGCGCAATCGATCGCGGAAGTCGCCAATGACCTTAGCCGTGCACTGAGAAAGCTTAACCGGCCCGACACCACCTTCAAAAATGATTCTCGTCTTTTCTGGCTGCTTGGCTCGATGCTCTTCGGTTGGCGCCACATAATTCCGCAGCTGCCCTTCGACCGTTCGAAAGTAGTGCTCTGTGACGTGCTCGCCGCGGTCACGTCTGCCCGCCAGGAGATTTAAATAATCCTTCACTGCGTCATCAACGGTGGTACTCGCCGCATCTGCTCGAAACGTGCCAGCCGCTACTTGGTGTGTAACTTCGGTGCGGTGGGCCTCAGCTTCCCGCTTTCGCTCGAATTGGTTTCTGTGCCGTTTGCCAGACGCATCGGTCCAGGCAACCGTCCATGCTTCGTGGTCGCCGCTCTTGTTTACCCATCGCCGTTTAGTGATCGTTGCCATTCATGACCCCCTGATATTGATGGCGCATGAAAGCACGACGCAAAAAAGTAATCAAGGTAAAAACCTTGACATTTTTGTATGTTTACACCAATGTGCTGAAAGTGAACAAGGCACAATTGTCCACGCTCAGAAATAGCACGTTTACAAAAAACCTGTCAACACTAAAGAGGAGAAAAAATGCAGTCAGCAAACGATAACATTATTGAGGGCGATCTTCTGGTCGGAGCCAAGGCAATTGCAAGGTTCCTCGGCATCACCCAGCGCCAGGCCTACCGCCTTACAACCGACCGCATTATCCCAAGCATGAAGCTTGGCGGCACCGTCGCCGCGCGCCGCTCATCGTTGGTTCGATGGATGTCTGAAGCTGAAGCTCAGGCGGCCAGAGCCGCCTAATCACTCATCTGAAAACTTAACTGCTAAGCCGACCGGCCGAGCGCCGGCGAAGGAGGAAATATGCACGCAGAAATCAAAGGGCCGTCGCTTGCAGATGTGCTCGCATTCACGATGATCGAAAAGGCCGCTGACGTAGCTCGTGTCGAGCGTGCCGTAGCTCACCGGATGTCCGTGGTACGCGGGTGGGTGGGCTGGCGGGTGATAGCAACCGAGATGGACGAGGACGAGGACGATCTGTGGCGGGTCAAGGTATTCTGCGATCCGATCGGTGGCGGCCACCGCGAACTGGCGGTCTTCCAGTTTCTTGTGAGCCATGGCACCAAGCGTCGCTCACACCGGTTCGAAAGCTTCGTTGCCGCGTGTGGCCTGAAGGCGATCAGTGACACCGACGACCTGAATAGCAGGTACTTCGCGACAAAGGATGGAGGCCGGACGGCTGCTGACTTTGGCTCCCTGACAAACGCTATAGTCGCTTAATCAATGAGAGTTCTTTCTCTGTCACCCGCCACCAATCCAGGCGGCGGGTCGATGAAGGTGGTCGCCACATTCGATCTGCAGTTGACCCCCGACATCGCCGTCTACGGCATGCGCCTTCTTCGAGCGCCAAACGGAGATCACGTCTCGTATGCCCCAACCGCATTGGGTGGTCGCCGATCGGTGACATTTGGCCGGTCTCTCGCTGAAACTATCACCGCCGCAGCCCTCAAGACACTAACGGAGCACGACACTGCACATGGCGCCACTTCCCAAAAGCAAAAATGAGCCTACCGTCGCCTCATTCGACGAGCCTGCGATCCGTGAACATGTCGAGATGCTTCACTCTCTGGCCGCCGGTCTGGATGGTCTTCTCGTTGTGTCGACGTACCACGCCAATCCGACAGGCGAAACAGACACTCCGGGGATCGTCACGCACCATCGTATTGGTGATGTCGAAGGCATGGTCGACTCCATTCTCTCCCACGCAGAGACACCCAACGCGAACATCTTCACTGGCCTTCACGTGATGCGTCGCGGGGTTGCTGTGGGTAAGCGCGGAACTGAAGCAGACATTCTGGCCACGCTCGGCTTCGTCGTCGACCTCGACGCGGATACTGGTAAGATCGGCGATATGCCGATAGAGCCGAGTCTTGCCTTGGAAACGTCCAGCGGCAACTTTCAGCCATTCGTCTTGCTCGATCGGCCAATTGCGCCAGGTGCAGCGAAGCCATTGGCTGCAGCGCTTAAGCGCGCGACTGGCAGCGATCATGGAACGGGTGACGTGGCCCATGTCTGGCGCATCCCGGGAACACTGAACTGGCCGAACAAGAAGAAACTCGAACGCGGACGCTCTCCCGAGCCTGTGGCAGTAACGGTCGATCTACGTTGGGATGGCAGCCTTACGAGCGTTGATGACCTAAGCGCCGCGCTCGAGCCATGGATGACTGCACCTGCAAGTCCCTCAGCGGTGACAATCGGGGATCTACCAGCGCTGGACGGTGTCGAGATTTCCGACCGGGCGGCCGAGTTGCTCGCGTCCAACGACGTCGGTGATCGTTCGGCTTGGGCCTCAAAGGTCATCGAACAGTTGGCATTCGACGGCCTTACTGCGGAGCACGCGTGCGCCGCTTTCCTGTCGGCGACCGGTGACTGGTTCAAGCGCTACGAGAGCAAGGATCCTACGAAGGACTTTGAGCGGATCTGGGGAAAGTTCGCGCTACCGATGATCGAGGCTCGCGAAGAGCAAGCCGAGGTAGCTCGCCAGTTCGTAGCGAAGGCAACCGCTAGACGCGCTCCGGTCGCGGCCAATGACAACGTGCCGGTAACGGACACGCCAGCGATGCACCCCAATCCGTTCACCCCACAGGCGGCTGGCGGGCTGCTGGAGAAGATAGCGACATGGGTGAACGATACGGCCATCGTCCCTGTGCCCGAGCTATCGCTGGCCGCCGCAATTGCTCTTATGGCCGGCTGCTTTGGCAAGATGGCGATCGGGCCCACCAACGCCGGCGTGAATGTCTATTTCGCAACGCTGCTAGCGACGGCCGGCGGTAAAGGGCACCCTCCTAAAGCAATCCGTACTCTAGGAGATCTCTGCGGAGCCCAGGGCGCGGTTAGTAACGGAGATCCGACCAGTTATGCTGCGATCGAGCGGATGCTACGAAAGAGCAGTTCCACGGTCGTCACGATGGACGAGTTCGGCGTGACGCTTCAGGACATCAACGGCCGCAATCAGAACTCTGCTTCAGCCTCAATCCGGAAGATGCTGCTAGCGATCTACGACCAGTCGAACTCGGTTTTTGACGGCCGCATATATGCCAGCAGCGAGACGAAGAAGGATGATGGCCCAATCGTTGGACCGGCACTCACGGTTCTTGCGATGACGACGCCGTCGACCTTGTACGCAGGGTTGTCAGCTGCTTCCGTGTCGGACGGCTTCATCAACCGCTTCGTGTTCGTCACTGGGGCGCGGGATGAAGGGGGTATTAGGCCGCCGCGTCTCGATGTCGACCTGAAGCCACCCGCCCACCTTGTCGCATCGTTGCAGAACGCCATCACGGGTTTCCCGAAGTCCGGCAAGCCTGGCGCCAAGTACAAGGTCGGATTTGAAGGCGGCGAGGGTGGTGCAGCCTACAGGCGTTGGGGTGAGATTTTCATGTGGCAGCACCGCCCTGGTTGGGATGAAATCTACAACGACATCAACGGTCGCGCTGCGGAGAACACCGTACGCTTAGCAACAATCCGCGCGATCAGTCGCGACGCCCGTTCACCTGCGATAACACTTGAAGATGTCGAGTGGGCTTGGGCTGTTGTCTTCCGGTCAATCGATCTAATCGCCAAGGGCGTAAGCCGTCACATGTCATCCAGCCCCGCCGAGGCTTTGCGCAAATGTATCGTTGAGATCCTGCGCGAGGCGCCCGAGCAGACCATGGCATATTCCACCCTTCTGCGGCGCAGGGGCGTCCGCGGGTCCGACCTATGGGAGGTTGATAGCGCACTGACATACCTGATGGAGAGCCGCGAAATCGGGATCATTGGTCGCCCGAAACCAGGTGCCGGAAGCAAGTTTCAGCTGCTCGATTTGGCAACGGAAACGGCAACGTAGCAACGGCTCAAAGCCTCATCCCTTGCATAGTGGCAACGGTTGCCATTCATTGCAACCATATGGCAACAGAAAAGACTATATATATCAATAACATATATATATTTTTCTTCTCTATTGCCACATTGCCAAGATGCTTTTGAAATTGGTTTTTTCCCGTATCTGCCCCTGTCTGAATCCATGTTGGCAATGTGGCAATACGGCAATGGCGTTCAATTGGAGGGTTTATGATCAGAACACGAGTTCAGAATATCGGCGGACCGTTCCCCGGCAAGGGAGCGGCCCCCAGTATGGCACACGACAAGATTCTGCCTCGCGGCCAGCGGGCAGGGTTCGAAAAGCTCAACGACGTGGCGGCAATGCGCCCCACGATAACGGATGCCGGCAGCCTTATGGCTGCGAATGACAACACGCCAAAGCCAGAAGCCACGCCGACTTGGTCAAACAAAGAACTGCGCTTGACCAAAGCACAGGCGGATTTTCTGGGCAGCGGCCGCAACAGCGTTCATCAACGTGTCGACGATCGGACGCAGTTGATCCTCGAGTCCCGCAAGATGTTTGGGCCATGGAAACCGAACGGCGACGGCACCTACAGCTTGCCGCTTTCAGCAAAGGGCGAGGCGGCTTTACGGCGCCATCACAATCGGAAAACGAGGGGATGAAAATGGAACGCAGCACCGCAGAGCATCGCGCAGCCGTCGAAGCATGGCGGGCCTCGGCTCCCAAGCATGACCATGAAATTTTCGGCCGAAAACTGAAGACTGAGAAGCCAAGGCACAAGGACCTGTCCCAGCTGTCAGCCTTGCTGGCAATGCGTAGCCGCGCGGTCGGCGTTGCTGAGGGTGTGGAAGAAGCGGCCGAAATCCCGACAATCTCGACCAATTGGCGCATCGTTGCTGCAAATGACAACCAGCCGCCGGAAGAAGATGAGGGTTTCGGAACCGAACGAGCAGTAGAATACGAGCCAAGTCTTGATCTGTTGGAAGCCGAGATTGAACACCTGCCTGTTCGCCATCGCGTCGAGCCAATGGTCCGCGGTGGTCGAAGTGATCGCGAGGTTCACGCCATCCCGGTTGATGGTGATGTGGCATACGGCACCCACGTCGATGAAGACGACAAGCCGCACAAAGTGATCGTCCGCATCGGTCGCCTTCGCTTCAGCGACGGCTCACAAACCGAGAAGGGACACAAGCTCGTCATGGACAAGGTCGTCAACACTGACCTCAAAATGCCAGTGGGATCGATGCTCGGCAGCCGCGAGAAGTCAACTCGTGACCGCGGCGGCGAAGACGACACATCCGGTAGCAACGCTCACTATCGCTGGATCGTAAAAGGTCGCGTTGCCACTCCGGCCAAGCTCCACCCCACCAAGGACCAGCGTGTCGAGATCTCGAAGGCCCAGGCGCGACAGATTATTGCCGACGCAATGGCCAAAACTGATGTCGTGATCACGAAATGCCCCGACGGGTTCCCCTACGGGCCAACCAACCTCCGTCAGCTATTTATCGGTGGTCGGAAAGGCAAGAAGGGCGAATCGGGGTCACAGGCATGGGCGGATATCTTCACGGAAAAAGAAAACCGCGATGCATTCACTCGCGGACTCGATGCGATGCAGGAGAAGCACGTTCGAGTTCTAACTGAAGCGATGACGGCAAAAAGCCTCAGTGCGCTTGGAGAGGCACGCGGTTACCGTGGCCGCCACGCGGTTGATGCCGGGCGTCGTCTTCTTCGGGCAGCAAACGACAACTTTACGGAAGCGATGAAGCTCGCGGAGTTTGCTGCGGAGGCGTGAGGGAAGTTTCTCGCAACTCATCCCCCTATAAAGGTGAAGGGGATGGTGAAGGCCATCCCTCATCCTTTCCGGGCGCACAGATTGGTTGCGACGGACGCTCGGCCAGTGATGAGCCGGGCGTAACTATTGGCAAGGCAGGGCTTTGTACACCTTGCAAAGGCACCTAGAGCAACGCTCCGGCCGTTCCTGCCTTTCGCATGAGCATCCTAGTCCTCTGGCCTGGCGAACTACGGTTGCGCCATGTTCATGCCTAACATCCTGAAGCAACAGGAGGGCGCCACTGACGAGTGGTGGCCGGATGCAATCCCATTGCCCACCCACGGCACGATGCTTGCGGCGTGGACGCGGCATTCCGTTGGGCAACCCCATTACCATGGCGCCGCCTCCTCCGGCGACGTGGTAATCGTGCGGCCGCTCCGCTGCGATGTGCGGTGTTGAGCGGCCGCTTTCGGTTTCTGGTGCTACCTTTGGCGTTACGATTACGTGTCAAATGGTTAACGTGTTGCACACATTCTGCGTCTCGTCGCGTCAGATGCGTTTAGTCAACGGACATCACCTGCGACAATAATGCGTTTGAATTTCGCGCGTTTAATTGCGTCTACATGTGTAGGTTATATTGACGCCGGCCAGAATCTGAACCATATCTCATTACGAACTACAGGCGGTTCCGCGTGCGCTTGGATCCTTCGTCCCGTCGGCAGGATAGATTTCCTGGGGGTTGAAACGGTCGCAAAGCGGATATGGCTACCGACGCCAGAAGGTGGAGTTCGCTTCCATCAGCCGCCAGTTCTCGTCCAGACGATGTCGAGATTTCGAGCCGACGTCGTTGGAAGCGCGGTGGTCACACTCCAAATTGCAAGCTCCGGGTCCCACTGTGCAATGACGCGATGGTGGTAATTGTTGTGTTCGCGCAGGAATATAAGACGCCCGTCGTCTTGGGCGGCTATGCGATCGTAATTCGAGACGACGAAATGAACGTACGCGACCACGCTGTGGTAGCCTAGGCCGGTGAGGTGCTTGAGACGGCGCGCTTCGATATGCGCTGCGCCAAAGCCACCTTTCGCCCCTTCGACGCCATTGAGGAGCTTGATTGGCCCCTCGTTTTTGTCGATCAACGCCGATATCTCGGCTGTAACAACGCCGAGATCGCCCTGTCCTGAACTCGTATAAACGGTTCGTTTTTCATTCCGTAGGAGCAGCAGCTTATTCACACGAGGCCTCGTTGTTACGCGGTCGGTCAATTTTATTGTGTCAGGCAACTGCTGCAAACACTAAATATAGTATTAACAGCGTATTATCGCCTATCTCGGATGTGGCGGTTACGCTCGGAAGCGCACACGCGGGACTACATCGGCGTGACGAACCTTCAGGTTCGGCAAACCGTCACCATATCGCTGGATTTTGAAGGGAACCGGCCTCGTTAATTCCGGTCCAACTGCCGCAGCAACATCTAGTGCTATTGAGATGGAAACTGCAGATTCCGTCAAGGGGTTGTTTTTAACGAACCGTTCACCACAAGATGTTGTGGATCGGGTTGTGGAGAACGTGGAAAACAAACTTCCGAAACAAATTCAACATGTTACGTGCGTTTTCAGTCTTAAGGAGCAAGAAGTCTAAGAAAAGCTGGGACACTGTTGATTTGGTCGCGGCTTTGCCAATCAAATGCGGCAGCTGATTCGTTGAGATCTCTGCGGCAGTTGATGGCGCGCGCCTCGTTTGTTTTTGTACGTCTTCCGATCCTAGAAACCACCCGCCTCAATCACCACATTAAGATCATGCGCCGGGCCCGTTTCCCAACGACCGACGTATGAGGTCGGCTCGCGCACACGCAGTGTAGCGTTGAGCCGGCCGCTTCCCGAAAATACCCAATCACCTGGCGCCGATCTCTCCCGGCGACGGTGAGGCACGCGGCGGGTAGAGCGTAGCCAACACCCAGCTCCCTGCCGCGTTGCTATTTCAGTCGATTGGCGGCCTTGTCGCAAGCATCCCGATCCGAGCCATGCTGATTGATAATCCGCTTTGCGTCCGCGGTTGCGATCCCGTGCTTCTTCGCAAACGGGGCGACCTCGTAGGGGTCCCGCGTTGGTAGTCCGCCATGATCGGCCTTGCCGCGCCTCGGCTTATTATATGCCATCTGTGGACTCCTTCGGTACATGGGAACAATTCATGGCGTATTCGGCTGAAGACCGGCGGAGCGAAGAGGCGAGGCAATGGCGTCGTCTCTATAGGACCGTCGCATGGAAGAAGCTTCGTCACTATCAGTTGAGCATGCAGCCTTTGTGTTCGTTTTGTCTCGAGGTCGAGGACGTCACAGCGGCCGAAGTCGCTGACCACGTAAAACCTCACAAAGGCGACCTGAGTCTCTTTTACGATCCAACCAACCTACAGTCTTTGTGCCGCCCACACCATGATGGCACTAAGCAGCGCCTCGATAGCGGATCGGTCGACACTCGCCTTGATGGCGATGGTTGGCCGGAATGGCGGCACGGCCGATGACCCGGAGGGGCTGGGTCCGAAGGTCCTGCCGTCAGACCGGGGTACCGGCGTCGGGGGCAACTTAGTCTAAACCTGTAGAAAAAAAGTTTCTGATTGGAGAATTTCGATGGCGGCTCGCGGACGCAAGTCGGCGGCTAGCACGGAGATTGTGATCGCCTCCAATGTCGAGGTGATCAACCGCCCACTGCCGCCACGGGAACTCACTGCCGAGCAGGGAGCGGAGTGGCGGGCGGTTGTAGACCGCATGCCGGCTCATTGGTTTCCCCGCGAAACCCACGCCATGCTTACGCAGTACTGCCGGCACGTGGTTGTTGCCAGGCGCATCGCACAATTGATCCAGAAAGCGGAGAAGGCCGAGGCTTTCGACATCGATGGATACGACAAGCTCCTAAAGATGCAAGAGCGCGAGGGTAGAGCGATCTCGTCGATCGCCACGCGGATGCGGATCACACAACAAGCAACGGTTCGAGCTGAATCGGCGAGGAAGCCGGGGCAGATCATCGCGCCATGGGAAGATGATGGCGAAGACACTTAGTCGGGCCGAGCGAAACATCCGCTGGCTCGAGAAGCACATCAGGATTCCCGAGGGCCGCTTTTTTGGCCAGCCGATCAAGTTGGCGCCGTTCATGAAGGACGACCTCAGGGCTATCTACGATAACCCGCACGGCACTCGCCGCGCCATTATCTCCCGTGGCCGTAAGAACGCGAAGACCACAGAATCGGCGATGATCCTCCTGCTGCACCTATGCGGCCCGGAGGCGAAGCCTAACGGCCAGCTGTTCAGTGCTGCGCAGTCTCGCGACCAGGCAGCCATTTTGTTCGAGTTGGCCGCGAAAATGATCCGGATGTCTCCCGTGCTCTCAGCGTTTGCCGAACCGAAGGACAGCGGTAAGCGTATCGTGTGTCGAGGGCTGGGCACCGTTTACCGAGCTCTCTCGGCGGACGCTGCGACTGCCTACGGCCTGTCTCCAGCCCTCACCATCCACGACGAACTCGGCCAGGTAAAGGGTCCGCGGTCATCGCTCTATGATGCCCTGGAGACGGCTACGGCCGCGCAGGGCGAGCCGCTTTCGATCATCATTAGCACGCAGGCACCCACGGACGCTGATCTTCTCTCCGTTCTAATTGACGACGCTAAGAAGGGTCGCGACCCGCGCACCGTTCTGCGATTCCAGACTGCCCCAGCTGAACTCGACGCGTTTAGCGTAGAAGCGGTCAGGGCTGCCAACCCGGCTTTCGACCTATTCATGAACCAGGACGAAGTCCTGGGCATGATGGAAGACGCACGGAATATGCCGGCCCGTGCCGCCGAGTTCGAGAACTTGGTTCTCAATCGGCGCGTTGAAACGAGCAATCCGTTTGTGTCTCGCAAGGTCTGGATGGAGAATGCCGAGGAGCCAAACCGCGATTTCGGCGAACGCCCCGTGTTCGGCGGCTTGGACCTTAGCGAATGCAACGACTTGACGAGCCTTGTGCTCGTAGCGCCTGAGGACGTCGAGGCCGGCACGGTTTGGGATGTTCGGCCGCACTTCTGGCTACCTGGCGAGGGCTTGGCCGCGAAGTCTCGCATGGACCGTGTCGGCTACGACGTTTGGGCGACGGATGGTTTCATTGAGGCGATCGAAGGAGCCAAAAGCATCGAGTATGAACTCATTGCTCGGCATATACGCGATGTGTGCGATGAGATGAATGTCCAAAGGATGGCCTTCGACCGGTATAATTTCAGGCACCTACGACCATGGTTGCTGAAAGCCGGCTTCGGCGAGGAAGAGATAGACGCGAAATTCGTCGAATTCGGCCAGGGCTTCGTTTCTATGTCTCCGGCCCTGCGCACCGCAGAATCCCTTCTGCTCAACAACAAAATACGACACGGCAACCATCCCGTACTCACGATGTGCGCGGGCAATGCGGTCGTGAAGAAAGACGACGCGGGGAATCGTAAGCTGACCAAGGCGGGCAGCCGCGGCCGTATAGACGGAATGGTGTCGCTTGTTATGGCCCTTTCGGTTGCTGAAGAATATGTGCCCGAAATTGCGGCCACATCCCCTTGGGACGATCCAAACTTCCAATTAATGGCGGGATAATGGGTATTTTTGAACGACTCTCCCGCCGAAACGCGGACAATGCGCCGGAAACGCGCGCATCCATCGAAAATCCTACGGTGCCAGTGAGTGCCGAGAATTTCATGGCATTCTTCGGCGTTCAGAGCGCCAACCTGCCGCACGTCACGATCGACAACGCGCTTAGGGTCCCGGCTGTTTGGGCTGCGGTTGCATTTCTATCTCGCACGCTGGCCGCGCTGCCTCGGCATGCATATCGCGATACCAAAGATGGTGCGAAACGCGTGGGCGGCAGGCTTGAGACGGTGGTCAACGCGGCGCCAAACGACACGATTGGCTCCTTCGGGTTCTGGCAGTGGTTCTGGCAGCAGGTATTTACCGGCGGCCGGGGCCTCGCCTACATCGAGCGCACGCCGCAAGGCATCGACTCGCTCTGGCCGATGGATCCGACAAAGACCACGATCAAGCGCGTCGGTATGCGGGTCGTCTATCAGTTCGAAAACAAGGAATACGACGCGGCCGATGTGATCGACGTGCCGTTCATGCGCCGCAGCTGCGGATTGAAGCACTACGGGCCGATCGCCCAGGCGTCCAAGGCGATCCAACTCGCAATCGCCATGAATGATTATGGCTCAAACTTCTTCGCTGGCGGTGGTGTTCCGCCGTTGGCGCTAGAAGGTCCTCTTCCTGCCGGCGCCGAGGCAATGAAGCGAGCGCAGGCCGATATCAAGCGGTCGGTCGACGCAGCTAAGAATGCTGATGAGCCAATCTTCCCCATTCCGGCAGGATATAAACTATCGCCGGTCGGGATTGATCCTGCCAAGGGCCAGATGGTCGAGGCGCGGCGATTCCAGGTGGAAGAAATTTCACGCACCTACCAACTTCCGCCGGTGTTCTTGCAGGACCTGACCCACGGAACGATGGCCAACACAGAGCAGCAGAACCTAATGCTTGTTCAACACCTGATCGGCCAATGGGCCAAGGCGTTGGAAGACGAACTTAATCTGAAATTCTTTGGTCGGAGCGGCGGCTCACGTTACGTGAGACATGTGCTCGACGGGTTAATGCGCGGCGACTTCGCCACCCGCATGGAGGGTCTAGCAAAGGCCGTTCAGAATGCGTTGCTGACGCCGAATGAGGCACGCGCCTTGGATGATCGTCCTGCGATGCCACATGGCGACGATCTGTTCCTCCAAGGCGCAACGGCACCTCTGGGAACTGCGACGTATGGCCAGAAAAACAAGGCTGGTGCTCCGGCGCCCGCCAATGACAACGCCGACGACGGGGCTGACGCAGCATGACGACCAACATTGAAAAGCGCAGTTATGTCGGCGCGGTCGAGCACCGTGCTGACGACGGCAAGCGCACGCTGATCGGCTACGCCGCCAAGTTTGAGCGGCTGGCCATGATCGGGAGCTACTTCCAAGAAAAGATCGCGCCTGGCGCCTTCTCGACCGCGATCGGCGGTGACATTCGGGCTCTGGTAGATCACGACCCGGGCCGGGTTATCGGCCGCACGAAGAGTGGGACGCTCCGACTTCGTGAGGATGGTGTCGGATTGGCCGTTGAGGTCGACATCCCAAACACTACCGATGGCAATGACCTTTGGGAGCTAGTCGAGCGCGGTGACATCAGCGGCATGAGCTTCGGCTTTCGCGTCACCAAGGAGACTTGGGACGAGACAGGCGACGTACCGGTGCGCACGATCCAGGCCGTGGAGCTCTTCGAAGTCTCCGCGGTTGCATGGCCGGCTTACGAAGACACGACTATTGGCCTTCGCTCGCTAGATGCGGCGAGGTCAGACGGTGATTCCGCGAGCCGAAACGCAGCGGCCGCGGCCAGACGCGTCGCCGAAAAGCGCGCGGCATTGGAACAACGAATTCGGGGCATCCGGCAGGAAGCTTCGTAAGTCCACCCGGCTCCGCCGGAGGGCAGGGTCTCCTGCCATTTCATCCTGAAGGCGCCGCGTGGCGCCATTTTCATTTGGAGAAAAGTATGTCCCTTAAGGAACTGAACGAGAAGCGCGGCAAGCTTGTACATGACGCCCGCGAAGCTCTCGACGCCATCAAGGCAAACACCGACGAAGCGCGTGCAGCTGAGCTAGACACACGCCACGACACCGTCATGGCTGAGTTCGACAAGATCTCAAAGCTGATCGAGCGCGAGCAGAAGCTCGCTGAGATCGAAGCCCGGTTTGAGCAGCGTCGTCAGGAGCGCCGTCCGATCTCTGGCGAGGGCGAGCAGCGCGGCCAGGATACTGGCGACAAGATCGAGTACCGCCAGGTGTTCGCGAAGGTCGTTTGTGGCGGCCTCGACGACCTGAGCCCGGAAGAGCGCGCTGTGCTGAAGCAGGGCGTCGCCAAGTTCGAGCAGCGCGCTCAGACGGCCGGCTCGACGACTGCTGGCGGCTACACGGTTCCGACCGAACTGGCCAACGAGATCGTTCGCAGCATGCTGGCCTGGGGTCCCATGTACGACGGTGATGTCGCACGTGTGATCACGTCTTCGGCCGGCAATCCGATGAAGGTGCCGACTGTCAACGACACTGCGAAGTCGGCTGGCGCACACACTGAAGGCACTGCGCTGACAGACGACGGCTCCGAAGACGTTACCTTCGGCCAGAAGTCGCTCGACGCATACGTATTCGACACTGAGTTTATCCGGTGGTCATTCGAGCTCGAAGCCGACTCGATCTTCTCCATGGAAGCTCTCTTGGCGGACCTCCTCGGCGAACGCCTTGGCCGCATCGCGAACGCCCAGCTCACGCTCGGCACTGGTTCGTCTGCTCCGAATGGTGTTGTTACGGCATCGACGCTCGGCAAGACCGCTGCTTCGGCGACGGCGCTGACCTGCGACGAGCTTATCGACCTCGAGCACTCAGTGAACCGCGCATACCGCAAGTCGCCGAAGGCAGCGTTCATGATGAATGACCTGACTGTCAAAGCGGTGAGGAAGCTGAAAAATTCTGACGGAGACTACATCTGGTCAGCCGGCGACGTCACCCAAGGTCGCCCAGCTACGCTGCTTGGCTACAAATTGAACGTCAATGACAGCATGGCAGATATCGCTACCGGACAGAAGACCGTTCTGTTCGGGGACTTCAACAAGTACTTCGTGAGGAAAATTGGTTCACCTGTCATAGGGGTGCTCCGCGAGCGCTTTTGGCCTGACCTCGGGATTGCGGGTCTGATCCGCTTCGACGGAGAGCTCGCTGACACCGCGGCGATCAAACATTTGATCCAAGCGTAGTGAAACGAGCGGGCTGGCCTTCGGGCTGGCCCGCATCTCTTTCAGGAGGCGACATATGCTTTTGAAAATGACTGCGGGCCTTTCCGGTCCCGACTTCAATCTCGCCTCTGGCGACGAATACGATTTCGATGCGGACGAAGCCGAGCGCCTGAAGGCTGCTGGCTTTGCTGTAGATGCCGAGCCCGAAATTAAGGCTCCGGTTAAGACCAAGAAGGGCAAGGCAGCCTGATGTGGTATCCGGCCAAAGTGACGACGGCAGCGACGGCGGAGCCGGTAACTCTTGATGACGTGAAGCGGCGCCTTCGCGTCGACTTTGCCGATGAAGACGTGGACATCGAATTGATGATCGCGTCGGCGCGCGATCACGCCGAGAAATACTGCAATGTGCTGTTTGCCGAGCAAACGGTTGAGTTGAAGTGCGATTGCTGGGGCGATCTGGCACGACTGCCGGTAGCTCCAGTCTCGTCGGTGACATCGATCGCCTACGTCGATACGGACGGAGCCACTCAGACGCTAGCCGCCGACGCCTACGAGCAGCGTCTTGAGGGTTTGGAGCCGGCAATCGTTCTTGCGTACGGCAAGCAGTGGCCGGCTATTCGGTCGGGCTCGCGGATCACTGTGACTGCGGTTGCTGGATACGAAGAGGCGCCGCCAGCCGTGAAGCACGCACTTCTCCTATTCATCGCCGACGCCTATGGGACCCGCGAAAACTCGAAGGTCGACGACTGGACGGCGCTCGACGCTCTTCTTTGCAACTTCAGGCGCGGCTAGCCCGCACAATGACGCTGCTCTACCGATTCCGCGACCCAGCAGTCGCTTTAAGGACCTTTCCATGGCACGTGTCCGTTTCACCGGTGACTTCGACTACAAGCCTACTACTCCGACCACGATCGGCTACAAAGCCGGCATGGAACTCACTGTGAAGCGCGAGTGCGCTGATCGGGCGGTGGCAGCGGGAAAGGCTGTCGAGCTTCCATCGGCAGGAAGGCCGGCCGATGGCGCCGAGTAAACCAACCTCCGGTGAGTTACAGCATCGCGTTGCCTTCGATGAGCGAACTACCGTCGACGATGGCCTCGGCAATAGCGAGGGCGTGTTTACGGAGCGCTTCAAGTCGTGGGCTGCATTTCGCTCTCGTGGCGGATCAGAAGCAGTCGTGGCCGCGCGGCTCGAAGGCCGAAATCTCCTTGGCGTCTACGTTCGTTCGACCGCAGAGACAGTCCAGATCAAAGCGGACTGGCGAATGCGAGATGTTCGGACTGGCGACACTTACGCGGTCCGGATCGTTGATGCCGTTTCGGATCGGTATTGGGTTTACCTCGAAGCTCAGACGGGCGTGGCGCCCTAAGGATCACTCATGAGCGCTGGAAAAGAATTATGGGCCGCCATCTTTGGCGCGCTCAAGGCGAATGCTGCCTTGGTGGCACTCGTCGATGGCATCCACGATAAGGCGCCGGACCGGCCATGGGGAGCCAAAAACGCTTACATCAGCCGTGGCCCATTCTACGCTTCCACCGACGATGCAGACTGCATCTACGGTCAGGAGATCACGGCTCAGATTGATATCTGGTCACGCAAGCCAAGCAGATGGGCCATGGACGACATGATTGCTGAGGTCCGGAGATCTCTCCACGAGAAGGAATTCCCGCTCGACGAGGTGGCGCTTGCGACCATGGAAGTCCGTCTCTGGCGCGTCATGGACGATCCTGATCCAACAACGCAGCATGGCGTAGTCCAGGTCGTGGCCCTCGTTGAAGGGGCGGCGGACTGATGGCGCCGAAGATCGAGAACCTGAAACGCCTTCAGGCCAAGCTCGATAGACTGCCCACGAAAGTAAAGCAGCGCATTCGGGATGCGATGGAGGCAGGCGCAGACGAGATCATCGCCATGGCCAAAGCGCTGGTTCCTGATGATACTGGCGCCCTGCGTGACAGTATCGGATGGACCTACGGGCGAGCGCCAAAGGGTGCTATGACCTTGGGGAAGGTCGAGTCACTAGGCGGTGACCTGACCATTACGATCTACGCCGGCAACAGCGAATCCTTCTATTCGCGTTTCATCGAGTTCGGCACCCAAGCACATATCGCTGGTGGCAAGTTCGTCGGCGCGACGATCCCCGCGCAGCCTGCCAGGCCATTCTTCTATGTCAGCTTTAGAGCCAACCGCAGGCGCGTCAAAGGGCGCATCTCGCGAGCAATCACCAAGGCAGCAAAAGAAGTTGCGGCGGGTGGTTAAACAGTAACTTCATCAAGGAACACACTATGGCCCAGCCCTCCACAGCCCGTTTTGGAAAATTCAGGGTACTTCTCGGTGACGATGCGACACCGATTGTCTATTCCGCACCTTGCGGCTTCACTTCCAAGAGCCTCACGCTCACCAAGGATCTGACCGAAGTCAATTTGCCAGATTGCGCAGACCCCGACGCCGTGGCGTGGATTGGTCGCGACGCAAGCTCTCTTTCTGCCTCTATCTCGGGCGAGGGCGTTGCTGCCGCCGAATCCATCGAGACCTGGCTTGAAGCTTGGGAAAACGTCGAGAGCGTTCCGGTCAAGATCGAGATCGAATTCCCTTCCCCCGCGAAGACGATCACTTGGACAGGCCTCATGCATGTCAGCTCGCTCAACCCATCGGCAGAGCAGGGCGGCCGCGTCACCCTCTCTGTTGAAATGCAGAGCGATGGCGAACTCGTCCGCGTCGTAGCTTAATGCGCGACGCCAGGATCGAACTGGATTGGGCAGACGGGACGTATTCGTTCCGTCTTGCCTGGTCTCAGCTAGCGGAGCTTCAGGAGAAGTGCGACGCGGGCCCATACGTGGTTCTCGACCGGCTCCGCACGCATCAATGGCGGGTCGAGGACATCTCGAGCGTGATCCGGATTGGCCTGATCGGAGGAGGACTAGAGCCTGCAAAGGCCCTCATCCTAACTCGCCGCTACGTTGAGGATCGTCCTCCGCTTGAGAGCGTTGCTTATGCAGTCGGAATTCTCACGGCTGGCCTGATGGGGGCACCTGACGAGCCATTGGGGGAGGGCGAAGCGCCAAGTCCGAGCGAGACCGCATCGACGATCTCCCCAACGGAAAACTCAGGTTTGGCGCCGTCTACGGAACCGGAGCCGCAATAGGCTACACCCCGCAAGAAGTGAATGCGATGTCAATGTGGCAGTTCACTGCCGCAGTCGAAGGTTACATTGCCGCCAACTCGCCCGATGACGGCAAGATGGGGGACAAAGAGGCCGACGATTTATTCGCGTGGCTGAAGTCGAAGGGATGACGCTCAGAGCTTGCAATAGGCGATCGACTCGCCGTTGCTGAAGGGCGACTTAATCTGAAGCGTCCACCCTGCTTCGAATGATGCGCCCCTCTCCTTCATTAGGCCGGCTATCCGCGGGCACACGTCCCTTGCTTCACCGCTGTCCATGTCGACCGTCGCAATGACTGCCGATGACCATGCGGAAACCTCGCACGGCTTGCTGGCCAGCCCTGAGTTGTCAATCGCAGCGCACAGTGCATAGCCGCTCTTGAGGCTGTCTGCTGCTGCCGACGTCGCGCCCGCGATTGCAGCGCTGAAAGCCAAAACCCACAATTTCATCGATCCCCCAATACCCGTTCACGCGGGTATTTTTCTATAGGATACAACCGCTGTGGCTGCAACAGATCTCGAGCGCCTGGTCGTTCAGCTTAGTGCTGATGTCACCAAGTATGAGCGGGCAATGAACCGCGCCAGCAACGTCGCAAACAAGCAGCTTGCGTCGATCGAGAAGCGCGCCTTGTCGATGAACAGGAACCTTGGAAACTCTTTCACGACTCTCGGCGTTCGGGTAGGTGCGGCTCTCGCCGGTGCTTTTACGATCAAGGGTTTTTCTGAGCTTCAGGATTCTTACATCAAGATCCAGAATTCCTTGAAGGCGTCCGGCCTCGCTGGCCAGGAGCTTACGGGCGTCTATAATCAACTTTATGCGTCGGCACAGAAGAACGCTGCACCGATCGATGCGCTCGCAACTCTATACAGCCGCGTGGCGATCAACCAGAAAGAACTCGGGGTTTCAAGCGAGCAGGTTGCCGAGCTCGCCGAGACCGTCGCCAAGGCGCTGAAGGCGCAGGGTTCGAGCGCTACCGAAGCGCAGGGCGCGCTTCTACAACTTTCGCAAGCTCTCGGCTCTGGCAAGGTGCAGGCGGAAGAATGGGGCTCGCTGATTGATGGCGCACCGGTCCTGTTGCGGGCCGCAGCTGCAGGGATCAAGCAAGCGGGCGGATCTGTCGCCCAACTTACCAAGCTTGTGAAATCTGGGCAGCTTTCCAGCAAAGCGCTCTTCGATGGTATTCAGGCGGGTGCGCCTGTGATCGACGACATGCTTGCCGGAGCAAGCGAAACAGCTGCGTCGTCCATGACGCGCCTCGGAAATTCGCTCACGAATGCGGCCGGTCGATTCGGTGAGGCAACAGGCGCGAATGACATATTCCAAGGTGCCGTCTCCAAGATGGTCACCTATCTAGATACGGTCTCGTTTGATGGCTTCATCGGGGCTATCAACGCTGTTGCGACAGCACTCGACGGTGCCGCAACTAAGTTTTCCAGTTTCATTCAGCGCGCCAACGAGGCCACCGGGCTCACGCCTAAGGTCATTGAGGACCTCAACAAGTTCGGGCCGTCGACGGACAAGCAGATCTTTGACGATCTGTACAACGGCGGCATAGAGCGAGCGAAGGAAAAGAAGGCCGCCGAAGAGCGCCTCGATATCGAGCGCAATATCGCTGCGCTCAAGAGCAACCCGGTTGGCAACTCTGAGCTTCTGCGGGACCTGCAGGAAAAGCGTGACGCCATCCTCTCCGCCAAACAAGAGGCGGCGGCAAGCGGGCCGGGCAGCGTCCGTAAACCAGTGCAAGGTCCCCTGAATTTCCAAGGGCCAGCCAAGCCAGCAGCCGCGGTCGTCTCTCCGGTGGATATCACCAAGCCGGAGTATGCAGTAACTGCGACAGGCACTGGCAAGTCCAAGAAGACGCGAACAGACGACTACGAGCGCGAGACGCAGCAGCTCAGGGAGCATACTGCGGCGTTGAACGCTGAGACGGATGCGCAGGCTAAGCTTAATCCGGTCATCGACGATTACGGCTTTGCAGTCGCTAAGGCCCGCGCGCAGCAAGATCTGCTGAACGCGGCACAGCAGACCGGCAAGGTGGTTACTCCGGAGCTCTCAGCTGAGATCGACAAGCTCTCGACGGCCTATGCCGCTGCGGAGGTTGCCGCCAACCAGCTTGCGGAAAGCCAGGACAAGATCCGCGAGCGTGCGGCCGAAATTCAGGACCTGAACAAAGAGGTGTTTCGCGGCATCGTCGACGGCTTCACCGAGGGCAAAGACGCGGCTGAGGTGTTCAGCGAGGCGCTTAGCAAGGTCGGCAGCAAGATCCTGGATCTGGCGTTTGACGACTTCTTCGGCACAGGCGGTAAGGCCGGCGCAGGCGGCGGTGGCGCCAACATCCTTGGCAGCTTCTTCAAGATGCTGGGCTTTGCCGGCGGTGGCTATACCGGCCCGGGCGGGAAATATCAGCCGGCAGGCATCGTCCACAAGGGCGAATATGTCGTTCCCAAGAACGTCGTCGACCAAGTCGGCGTCGGCAATCTCGAGAAACTTCTAGGCGGATACGCAGACGGCGGCATCGTTGGAAGCGCGCCCACAATGCCTTCACTGTCGAGCATTGGACGCAGCCCTGCTGTGTCGATCAACTACGCGCCATCTTACGATAACCGCGGCGTCGACAGCGAACGCCTGGCTCGGCTTGAGCAGATCCAGGAGAAGGATCGCCGGGAATTCTCATCTCGTGCTGTCAACGCGATCCAGAAGGCCCGCAAGGGCAATGTGAAAGGTCTCTAAATGGCAATCACTTTCCCGCGTGATATCCTGGCGGGCTTTTCGGGCTGGTCGACGAAATTCGAGTTGGCCTATCGCCAGGAACGGTCTCGCACGGCCGGCGGCAAGACGTTTGCCAAGGATCTGGGCTCGCCGATCTGGCGGGCCTCATACGTGACGAAGCTTGTGCGAGCGAACACGGTCGACAAGTGGCGGGCAATCCTTGCCAGCATGGACGGCGGCATTCAGACATTTATCGGCGTCAACCTGTCCCGTTGCTACCCGATCGCCTATCCGCGCGGCTCATGGCCCACCGGTGACGCCTTCGATGGAACGGGCGGCATTACCGGCATCGATTCCAATCGCAAGACCTTCGACGTGCAGGGCTTCCCGCCCGGATTTAAACTGCAGGCCGGCGACATGATCCAGGTTGGCGATACGGATCTGCATTGGGTTCAAGCTGATGCCACGGCGAACGTATCTGGCGTGTTTGTGCAGCTCGAAGTGCGGCCGCATCTCTGGCCGTCCGTCACGATCGGTGCCGAGGTCAGCGTTAAGCGTCCTCACTGCATCATGTCCATTGATCCTGACAGCGTCAGCTCACAGACGGACCTTTCGACCGGCATGGGTTCCATTTCATTTGATGCATGGGAGGCCCGCTGATGCCTCGCAATATGACTGCCGCCAACGTCGCGGCCTTGCAGGAGCGCCGGCTGGTTGCGCGCGACTTCCTCTGGATAGTCGCCCGTGATCGGACAACTGGCGAGCTTGTGCCAGATGGCACATGGAGCGATTGGGGCGACGTTGCAGCGCAGGTCATCAATCCAGATACCGGCCTGACAGAAACCCGCAACTTCTACGGTTCCGGCACACTGATTCAGATGAGCGATATTCCGCTCGTTAAGAACTTGAGCGTCCAGAACATCACGATCCAGATGTCGCAGATCGATGACCACGTGCAGCAGCTCGTGCGCGATTATGACATTCGCCAGGCGCGCGTGGAGGTCTACCGCGGTCTTTTCGATCCGGACACCAGGCAGATGGTTGCGCCGGCTGAAAACCGCTTCGTCGGCTTCGCGGACAATCTCGTCATCGAGACGCCAAGCGAAAACGAGACGGGCGGCGTTAGCCTTACATGTGTGAGCCATACGCAGGAAATGACTCGAGCGAACGCCGAGACGCGGAGCCATGAGACGCAGGTCCTGCGGAACGTCGGTGACGCCTTCTACAAGGACGCAGCCACAACCCCGACTTGGAAAATTTGGTGGGGATCTCAAAAGGGCGTCGTGCCCACGCAGAAGAAACGCAAGAAGTTTCTAGGGATTTTCTGATGGACATTTACGAGGCGCGACTGAGCGACCTGTCGGCGCTCGTTGCGCTGGCGGAACGGTTCCATGCAGAAGCTGGCGGCTCATATCACTTCAGGATCGACCGCGTACGTGCGTTTCTCGCCCAGGCGATAACGAGCCGGGAATATCTCGCGGTCGTCGCTGGCGAGGCGCCTTGCGGATTCCTGATCGCGAGAGCCGGGGAGAACTACCTGACAGGCGAACGGATGGCTGAAGAGGTGGCGATGTACGTCGAGCCTGACGCTCGATCTGCTTGCCTGGCGGCAAGCCTCATCGGCAAGTTTGAAGCGTGGGCAGCAGCCACGGGATGCTCTGTTGCCAAACTGACGGCACAGCATTCGGCACGGCCGGCGGCCGTCGCCAGGCTTTATCGACGAAGCGGCTATGCCGCGGCGGAAACAGCTTTCATCAAAAGGCTTTAACTGATGGCAATTTTTACGGCTCTGGCGGCGACATTTTCCGCTGTCAGCTCCTTTATCGGTAGCCTTAGCGCGTTCGGCACGTTTGCCCTGCGCACGGCCGTCGGCATCGGTCTGAGCCTCGCGGCGCAGGCTCTCGCAGGCAAGCAGAAAGATAATACGAACTTCTCCATCAACGGAGACATTCAGGGCGGCGGCGATCTTGCGCGTTCGTTCATCCTGGGCCGCTACGCGACGGCTGGCAGCCTCGTCTGGTCGAATACCTGGGGCAATGATGGAGATACGCCGAACGCCTGGTTTACTCAGGTCATCGCGATTTCCGATTTGCCAATCACCGGCCTCGTCGAGATCTGGGTCGATGGCAAGAAGGTGACCTATGATCCGGCCGGCAACAACAACACGGCCTTTGGCTACTCCATCCCGGACTACGAAAGCAGCGGCCCGAACCTCTACGTCAAATTCTACAATGGCAAGCAGACGGCAGCTGATCCGGCGCTCTACACCTATGCCCAGAGCATAGAGCGCCCCTGGGGCGTCGACCGCATCGGCTACGGTGTGGCCTATGCGGTTGTGCATGCTCGCGCGACCAGGAACATGTTCAGCGGCTTCCCGGCCGTGACCTTCGTCGTTGACGGCATCCCGCTCTACGACCCCTCGAAGGATTCGACCGTCGTTGGCGGCTCTGGGCCTCAGCGCTTCAGCGATCCTTCCACGTGGGGCGGCGACGGCGACAGGCTTCCTGCCGTGCAGGTCTACAACATCATGCGTGGCCTTCGTTTTGGAACCCGATGGGTATACGGCGTGCAGGGCCTGACGACGGCCCGCCTGCCGGTTCAAAACTGGATCACCGCTATCAACGAGTGCCGCAAGGTCATCGTTTCCGTCTCTGGCGATGGTACTCAATACCGATCGGGCGGCGAGATCTCTGTTGATCAGCCGGTCAATGCGACCGTCGAGAACCTGCTGACGGCGTGCCAGGGCTCGCTCTCCGAGATCGGCGGCGTCTATCGCCTGTTTGTCGGCGAACCCGGCACTCCGACGATCAGCTTCACGGATGACGATATCCTGTCGACCGATGGGCAGACGTTCACGCCGTTCTATGGTCTGGCCGACACGATCAACGGCATCAACGGGACGTATCCGGAGCCGTCCAATGGCTGGGTGACGCAGACGGCGCCTCCTTACCTGCGGCCCGATCTGGAAGCGAAGGACGGCAACAGGCGGCTCCTGGCTGACGTTTCCTTTGACCTCGTGCCCTACGCCGAGCAAGTGCAGCGGCTGATGAAATCGGCACTGCTTGCTGCGCTTCGGGCCCGCCGACACACGATCGTGCTGCCGCCAAGCTTCTGGCCGTATGCGGTGCCCGGCGAGGTCATCCAGTGGACATCGGTCCGCAATGGCTACGCGAACAAGTGGTTCGTGATCGACGGTGCAGTCGATCGTGGCAACCTCGATGTGATGGTCGATATCACCGAGGTTGATCCGTCCGACTATGACTGGGATTCGGAAACCGAGTTCCAGCCGCCGGTCGATGGAGCCGTCGGTCCCGTCGTGCCGCAGCCTCAGCCGATCATCGACTGGTTCGTCGAGCCGTACACGCTACTGGATAACGCCAGCAACAGCCGCCGGCCTGCGATCCGCATGGTTTGGGATAATTCACCAGGCGGCCTGATAGGCGTCATTGGCGTGCAGTGGGAGGTGCGGGACGCGGCGACCTTCGAAGTCGTCTATCGCGGCAACACACTGCGAGCCGACGTCGGCTCGGTCATCATCGCGCAGAACCTCTTGCCGAATAACGCCTATGGGGTTCGCGGCCAGCTCGTGCCGTCCGATCCCGACCGGCTCATGGAGTGGAGCGACTGGCTCCCGGTCACGACGCCCAACGTCCTGCTGACGGATATGGATATCTATCTGCCGGGTGTTGTCGAAGGCGTAGAGGAGTTGGTCAACGACGCGACGGCATGGATCCGGGATGGAACGCGTCAGACCATCCTTGAGGCGCAGCGCATTTCCCGTCTGCAGGCGGACGAGGACTTTGGCAGCTTCCTGGCGCGTCAGCAGCTCCGGACGGAAATGGTGCTGACGAATGGCAGCATCACGGCCAGCTACCTCAATGCCATCACGATCGCCACCGGGCCGAATTCGGCTCTGGCGCTGCGCCTGGAGGATCTGGAGGTCTATGTCGATACGACCGTGGCGACGGCGATCGACTCGCTGCAGGTGCAGATCGACGAGCAAGGCGATGCACTGGCGTCAGCTATTACCTCGCTTTCGGCCGCATCCAATACGGGCGACGTGGCGACGGCAAACTTCCGCATGACGGTCAATGCCGGTCCCTCTGGCTATGCCGCGCGTATCGGCGCGGAGGCACGGGCGGGAGGCTCTGGCAGCTTCAAGGCTGCTGCATGGTATCTCGATGTCCCAAGCTCACCGTCGCAGCCCACGCGTTTCCTCGTGGTCGCCGAGCAGTTCGTTGTTGCCAACCAGGCGGATCTTGGCAACGTCAGCAACCCGCTCGTGTTCCAGTCCGGCGTGCTTTCGCTGAACGTCGCCAATATTGGCACGGTCAACACCGGCATCCTGCAAAGCCCCAACGGCAAGATGGTTATCACCCTGACAGCCGGAACGATCGAGATCTACGACTGATGGCAGTACGAGTGAAGTTGACGCCCGGCCGCGTGGTGATTTCCAAGCCAGGCTACGATGCCGGCAACCCGGATGGGATCGGAGACCGCAACAAGGTTTTCGATTCCAACTGGAATTTCTCTGGAACAATGCTCCAGGCGGGGCGTGCAGCGGGCAACAACGGGGCAAGCAACGCACCAATCACCATCCCGTTTGGCCGCACCTACACGTTCGTGCCGGCAGCGCGCGTCGTTGCGTTCTTCAGGGCAAACGGCAGCTTTCCGACGATCACCGGATATCAGGCCTACTACGACCTGCCGCAGTGGGGCGCCAACTCGCGCATCTATCAGGACCGCATCTACCTGGAGTCCGATACCGACGGTGCGACCGCGTGCGAGTACATTCTCTGGCAGATCTACGGAGTTCGATGAATGGCCAAGCGGACCAGAATAGGCCCGCACGTCACGACAGGGGAGCCGGGTGTCTACATCAGTCATCCAGGCGTCGACGTCGACAACGTGGCGGTGCCGTACTTGCTGGATTCTCGATACAAGAATCTGGACCTCTTCACGTACGGCGTTGTTGGCATGAACCGCATGAATGCGGTGTCGGAGACGGTCTACTACGCGACGGTGACGATCGCTGACCTGGGCTACCAGCCGCAGTTCTACGCGAACATGGTTTATGCGTCGAACAATGCCGGCGGCATTCCTGTTAATTCGGCTTATTGGCCGTCTTCCGGAGTGACGTTCTACGTGAACGCCGGCAACAGCCAGTTCACGCCGCAATCGTCTGGCGTCTGGATGCCTAACCGCACAACAATCTGCGCGCAGGCCAACATTCTGCAGAACAACGTGAACGGCAACATGGTGCTCTACTACGTCGTCTTCAAAAATCCGGAGGCCGCATAATGGGACGGCGCGTTTTCATCGGTAGCGATGCCGGCGTCATGAAGTTTCGGGCGACGAACATGTCGACGATCGATTCCCGCTATGCCGACATCAGCCAGTTGACCGTTCACGAGCAGATGGCTCCGATGGTTCCGAAGGACAGCGGGCAGATCACTTTCGGCGGTGCAGGCTCTGCAAACGTCGGCCTGACGAAGTCGTATAGCTATCCGCCATTCATCTTGCTCAAGTCGAGTATCGGGGTTGTCCCCGGTCACCCGAATCTATGGGCCACGATCAACGTCAACAGCTTCGTCATTACAATCTCGACACGGTTCGCTCACACCGTGACCTGGTGCGCATTTGATGAGCTCGTTTAGCCAGGAGCCGCAATGTCTGAAGAGAACAAAATCATCATCTCGCCGCAGGTGCAGCTTGTAGAAACGGCGGCGCAGAAAGGCTTTCTCGAACAGCGAGTGCTGATGCTGTCTCAGCTTTTGCACGACAAGGCCGAAGAGGTCTCCGCCCTGCAGCACGACGTCAACGAGCGCAACGAGGGTAACGCCGAGTTGTCCAGGCGAGTGGAGGAGTTGAACGCCCGTCTACAAGCGGCTGAGGCGAACTCGGCCGAGTTCGAGCGGCAGCTTTACCTCGCTCTCAATCAGCCGGTGGAAAACTTCACCGGCAAACAAACCGAAACCATAGAGGCTGTCTGATGGCTGCTATTCTTCCGTCTTCCTACAAGGAAGGCACCGTAACCATTGCCAACGGCAGCACGGCGGTAACTGGCACCAACACCTTCTGGGGCGATCCGAACGGCGAGGGCAATCCCATCCTGCCGGGCGACTGGTTTGGCGTGCACAAGGGCTACGCCATCCGTATCGCATCGATCGAGGGCAACGGTGCGCTGACGCTGGCCAACCCTTGGCCCGGTCCGTCACAGACCGATGCGGCCTATGAGGTTATGCTACAGAGCGACAACGCGCGCATGGCGACGTCGACACGTCAGCTTCTGCAGCAGCTTATGAATGGCAACATCGCGGCTTTCACGGGACTGAGCGGCGAGCCCGATACGGTTCCGTATTTCGTCGGACCCGGCGCCATGGGCTTGCTGACGCGGCAGGACCTGACGCAGGGCGTGAACTACGATGTGCAGGTTGATACGCTCACGGATCGTGCTGCCTATGACTTGCAGGTTCCCGGCTTCGCTATCCTAGTATCTGACGTGGGGGACGGACGGGCGGCCATCTATTCGAAGGTAACGGCCGCTTCCGGCGACTGGAGCGATCCGGCCTACATCACCGGGCCGCGCGGTTTGAACTGGAAAGGCGCATGGAGTGGCGCGACGGCGTACGAGAAGGATGATGCTGTCAGCTACAACAACGCATCCTGGATCGCGCTTGTCGAGAACAACAACGTTGCGCCTGTAGCGGGCGCCACCTGGGGCTTGCTCGCAGCGCGTGGCGCTACTGGCGCAATCGGTGTCAACCCGCGTGGAGCATACGATAACGCGACGGCCTACGCTGTTACGGACTCCGTGCTCTACAATGGATCGACCTGGATTGCCATCGCGGCGACCATCGGAAACGCGCCGCCCAACTTGCCGACTACGTCTAACACATGGTGGCAGTTGCTTGCACAAAAGGGCGTTGATGGAACCGGAACGGGTGATGTCGTCGGGCCGATCGGGGCTGTCGATGGCAACGTACCGGTTTTCGACACGGCGACGGGCAAGAAACTGAAGGATGGTTTCCCCGTAACCGCGTACATGAAGACCCTTCTTGATGATACCGATTCGGGCGCAGCGCGCGCGACGCTTGCAGGTTTCGGCGTCGTCCGGCAGACCGTATTCACCGCATCGGGCACCTTCACCCCTCACGCTGACATGATCTACTGCATCATAGACTGCTACGGTGCGGGTGGCGGTGGCGGCGGCGCCGCTTTGACGACAAGCAACACAATCAATGGTGCAGGCGGTGGCGGCGCCGGTGCAAAGTCTCGGAAGATCGCCAGCAAGGCGGATATCGGCGCATCGCAGGCCGTGAGCATCGGGGCGGCGGGTACGGCGGGATCGAGCGCGCCGGGCGATGGCGGTAACGGTGGGACGTCCAGCGTCGGGACACTTTGTACTGCTCCGGGCGGATCAGGGGGCAAGGCTGCGGGAGCTGGTAGTTCTGGTCTCGGCGGTGCCGGTGGCGTCGCTGGGACGGGCGATCTGTCGTTGCCTGGATGTCCTGGGGTGACCGGATTTCGGTCGGGGACCACACTCACAATTGTTTACATGCGACAGGGCGGCGACGCGGCTGACAGCGTTGGGTTCGGCGGGCCGTTGCTGCTCGGCGCGGCGGGGGCTCCCGCGGTCGGATACAGTGCGGGCGGTTCAGGCGGCTCCGATTACAGTGGCGGCGGCACAAAGGCAGGCGGCGTTGGCGCTAATGGGCTCGTCGTAATCACGCAATTCTGCGCGAGGTGATCATGATATTTTGTAAAATCGAGAATGCGGTAGTCGTCGACAGGATCATTGCTGACGATCTCCCGAGTGACTGGCCAGACCTTTCTTCGTGGGTGCAGGAAGATGAAGCCCAAATCGGATGGGGATACACTGGCGGCGCATTTATACCGCCTCCTGCACCTGTCCTTCCGGTTGATGTGCCCGCTGAAATATCGAGACGACAGTTCTTCCAGGTGCTTGCAAACCGGCAGTTGATCAGCAAGGGCGAAGCCTTGACAGCAGTAACGGCTGGCACTCTGCCTGCCGCGCTGGACGCGCTAGTCTCCCAGATCCTCGATGAGGATATCGAGTGGGAGGCCCGCATGCTCTTTGCTGGTGCGCAGACCTTCAATCGTTCGAATGGCTTCGTGGATTTCTTCGGCGCCATGCAGGGGATGTCCACCGTCGATCTCGATCAGCTATGGCGGGATGCGTCCGTCTTGGATTGATCTGCTGACATCAGGGAGCCCGCCGGGGTGGGCGGGCTTCCTGACGCATTACTGACAGGAGCTGACCGCATCTCGGTCGGCTCGATAAAAGCACAACCACGCATTGCTGACGCCTCAGCCAATAGGCGTAGGTTGCCTACCTTCCGGTGAAAAAATGAAACTCATCCCCGACTGGCGCCGGGTGCTTTCGCGCGCCTGGTCACTGCGGCTTATTGAGCTCGCAGCACTGGCCGACATCATCCTCAATCTGGTTCCGGCCGTGTCTGACTTCCTGCCGTGGTGGCTGACGCTGCTGCTGCTTGGCGGCGCGTACGTCGGCCGGATGCTGGCGCAGCCGTCTGGAGAAGAAAATGCCAAAACTGAATAAGAAGGCGGTCGCAGCAATTGCGGCCGTTGCGCTTTCGATCGGCTCGCTGATCAAGCCATGGGAAGGGCTTTCGCTCTCCTCTTATCCCGACATCGTCGGAGTGTGGACGGCCTGCTACGGCGAGACCCTTGGCGTCCGGCCCGGGCAGAAGTTCACCAGGGCGGAGTGCGACGAGAAGCTGCTGACGCGCGTCATGAACGATTATTACGTGCCGCTCACCGGATGCATCGCCGACTTCGACCGCAAGCCGGTTGAGTGGCAGGCCGCAGCAATCTCCGTCACCTACAACGTCGGCGTCGGCGCAGCCTGCAAGTCCACGTTCGCGCGGCTCGCACGAGAGAACCGCATGAAGGACAGCTGCCAGGCCATGACCGCATTCAATAAGGCTGGCGGCAGAGTGGTGCAGGGGCTCGTCAATCGGCGCGCTGCTGAACTCAAGCTTTGCCTTAAGGGGGTCGCATGAACTCCACCAAGATCAACTACATCGTTTATGGCCTAGCAATCCTCTCATCGATCATTGCCGGCCTGCAAGTCGTCGACTGGACCGCGTTCCTCACGAAGGATCAGACCATCGCCATTATGGGCGGCCTGAACACCCTTGGTGTGATGATTAAAGGCTGGATGGCGACCGCGGAGTTGATGGCCAAGCAGATGGCGGGAGCGTCCAAATGATCGGCGCAATCGCAAAACTGCTTGGCGTCGACAAATGGCTTGTCAGCGCCGTCTGCGCGCTGGTCCTAGCCGTGCTCGTCTTCTTTGCGGCCAGCACAGTCTACAACCGGATTTATGATTCCGGATATCAGGCTGCGGCTGGAAAGTTCACGGCGGAGATCGCCGAGATGAAGGCGGCGGCCATTACTGCCGCCAACGCCGAAACCGAGCGCCAGGATGCAGCCAACAACGGCGCAAAGGCTCGCGAAGCGGCCCGCATCGCTGCGATTGAAGCCGAAAACGATTCCCTAGAACAGAAAATCACGGAGCTAGAGCGTGAAGCTAAGCAAGATCCTGATGCTGGCCGCGCTGCTATTGGTGCTGCCGGGGTGCGTCGCATTAACCAGATCCGATAGACTTGTCGTTCCACCGGTGGCTCCTCGCTTGGTGGCTCCGGACTCGGCGCTCGTGCAGAAGTGCGCTGGCCCGGTCGACATCGGCGACAAGGAGTTGACGCAGGCAGATCTGGAACGCTTGTGGATCTCCGATCGCCAGCGCCTTCTGACATGCGTCCGACGCCATCTGGCTCTCGTGGGGTTCTACGCCGACCGTGATGCTGGCCTGTCCGGCAAGGCGGTGCAGAAGTGACACCAGAAGAAATCATGAAGGCGGTTCTGTTCTTCCTGACGGTGGCCGGCGCTGGCTGGGGCATCTGGTGGCGCATTGAGGCGAAGACAAAGGTCGCCGAGGACAAGGCAAGCAAGATCACCGAAGATCTGGCCGATTTTAAATTGCGAGTTGCGGAGACCTACGCCACCAAAGCCGGAATGGAAGCCCAGACTGCTCAGCTGCTCCGGGCCATTGAGAGCGTTGGGAACAGAATAGATGGACTCCACGAACGGCTAGACCGAGCATTCGAACGCACCACCGGGCGCGCAACGCGGGGGTGACGCAACCTGTAGATTGGTTGAGACTTTGTAAGTGCAATTGTGATAGAAGCCCCTATATAGAGGACGGAATCAATCGCGCGGACAGGAGGGTATGTAATGTATGACGCACGACATATTGCCAACTGGTTCGTGAACCGCGCTAGGCAGGACGGCAGGCAGCTGACGATTATGCAGTTGCTGAAGCTTGTCTATATCTCGCACGGCTGGCATTTGGAAATGCAAAACTCTCCGCTGGTGATCAACAAGATCGAGGCGTGGAAGTTTGGTCCGGTTATCCCCGACGTCTACAACTCTTTCCGCCCGCAGGGGGTGGTTGTGGGCGCTCCGTTGCCGTTGAATGCACCGCCGCTCTCTCCACGGGATGTCCATCTGCTGGAGCAAATATACAAGAACTACGGCACCATGTCGGCACAACAGCTTTCTGATCTCACCCATGAGCCTGGCGGCCCATGGGATCAGGCTACGAGGACTTGGGGCTACTTCGCGCCAATTCCTAACAATCTGATCCTGGGCCACTATCAGGAAAAACGTCGGAGAGCGGCGGCGTAGTGCATGACAACTGATGTGCCTCTGCCGCAACCTTTTGCGCCTACTGAAGCTCCCCCTTCGACAGAGGGGGAGATTAACTCCCTAGATGTCCGACTTGCCCAGCTCGAACTTAAAATCGATGAGGCTCGCCTCAGCGGAGAAGCCAAGCATCGCGATCTGCTGATCTCGGAAGTTCGGCAGCGCATTCGGGTGCGCTATTGGGTCGTAATCATTGCGATGGTGGCCATGTTCTTCATGGGAGTGGTGCTATCGCATGCTGCTCACCATTACTTTTGGGGGCCGGTCGTTATCATTCCTCCGGCGGTGGCGATCGCCATGTTCGTAGGCCCTATCATTTCCATCACGACAATCACAATTGTACTGCTTGTAGGTGCTTTCAGGCGCTTTAAGGATGACGACATGGATCAGATCAATGTCGCCTCCATCGCCGCGGAGGCCACGAAGTCGGTCGTCGGTCGCTAGCAATCAGCCTAGGCGCACCACGCGCAGTTAATCCAGCCGCCCTGCCTTAACCGGGGAGGCGGCTATTTTCGTTTTTAAGCGATCGTTAATATAAATGGGACATTCTAGGAAACTTCCGATCGGCGGGAAGGGGACATGTTTCTAACAAAGCTACTCTTTCTGATGCTGGCCGCGATCTACATTGGGCTTTTCTTCGTTCCCCACTGAAGCCCGTTCGCGGCCAGCAGCCGATCATAATAGTCCTCTGCCATTCGCGATGCTTCTCGAGCAGTCGGCTCGAAGCCCTGATGCGGCATTTGCCGCTCGCGCACCTCCGGCCCATGGCCGCTCCACTGCCATTGTCCGCTCTTCGGGCCGGAATCCTCAAGCCGTATCCGCCCGACCGACACGTCGCCGTCCCATGCCTGAAAGTCCTGCATCGGCTTGCCGTCGAGGCCGGTCTCACCCGGCCATGTCTCGCGCCATTTGTATTTTGGTTGGTATTCGGGCGTGCGCACAGGGCCTCACATGAAAGAGGTTGCCGACAGCCGCTTGTCGATGGTTTGAATTCTCGCTCCGCCCGAGCGTCGTGACAGATGGCGTTGTTCGTCGGCTGCGTCAAGGTCCGCGATCGCCTATCAGAGCGCAGCTGCCGCTTCGCAGAATCGATGATATAAAGGCGGGATGCCAAGACCGACAGACGATCAAATTCTGGAATACACCAACCAATTCGTCGAGGTGATGCGAGAGGACTTTGAGCGTTCATTTGGGCTGAGAGAATTCAGAATTTATGTCGGCGCCGAGTTTGACTTTGATGCTCGCGAAATGGACGACGATCTCGAGCTTGCCATTATCCGGCGCTTCGATGCCCACTACGACTTAGCGCGCGCTACTTTCGACATGCGTTGGGAGTTCCTTGATTCGTATGTAGAAGCGCAGCTGTAGCCGGAGGCCATCGCGCTCAGGACGTTTCTTCTTACGGTCCGAAAAGGCCCCGCTGTGAGCACGGGGCAAGTTCCAGGGTGCTTCGGGGTGGTTACCCAAGGCGATAATTCAACTTAAAATCGTCTTCGGGGTTCCGTTCGGCATATATTTTTTCGACTCATCTAGACGAAAACGAATCACTTGCCATTTGTTGATTCTGCCTTGTCAAGGAGTTTCGAGAATGGACCTGGACATTCCCGTTTTCATCAAGCCGCTGGAAGTCGAGATCGACGGCCACGGGAAATATCGACATGCCGAAACCGTTCAGGATCTCGCGCGGATGCTCCTGAGCAAATGGCCAGGCTCCGAAGGGGAAAAATTCCATAGCGCCCTCATGCGATCCATTGAGGCGATGGAGTGGTATGTCGCCGCCGCGACAGCACGCTCAGCCTTCGTCGATGCCGCTCACGAGGCCGGTATGCATGTCCTTCCGGATGACATGGACGAGATGAAGAAGGCCAGCTGATGGCCAAGACGCCGCGTTCTCAGCCTCTGCAGGCTGACGCACAGCCGCTCCGTTCGCGCGCACGAAAGCCGCGTGACCCTTCCCAGCCCAAACTCCCCCTTGATCCAATGCCGGCTCGCATAGAGCCGTGCCTGGCGCTGCTCAAACCGCGTCCGCCCGTCGGTCCGGATTGGACCTATGAGGTCAAGTGGGACGGGTACCGCATTGCCCTCCATCTCAACAATGGAAATGTCCGGATACTCACCCGTGGCGGCCACGATTGGACGCATCGTTTCCCCGGGATCGAGGATGCAGCCAAGCGCCTTGGCGTCGGAACGGCTATCCTGGATGGAGAGGCCGTTGTACTTGACGACGAAGGGAGACCTGATTTCGGCAGGCTGCAGAACTCGCTCGGTGGGCGCGGCGGGAAACTGCCGGCCGGCAATGCGATCATGTTCGCCTTCGACCTTCTGTATTTCGACGGGCACGATATCCGAAACATGGAGTTGTCGTCACGCCGGTTCTTCCTGGAGTCGCTCCTTCGCAACGAGGAGGGCGCAATTCGCCTCTCGGAGGAAGTCGAAGGCGACGGTCGCGAAATCTTCTCTGCGGCGTGCGAGCACGGCCTCGAGGGCATCATCGCGAAGAACAAGGAAAGTACCTATCGCTCCGGCCGACTTGGCGATTGGGTAAAGGTGAAGTGCGTCCAGTCTGACAGCTTCATCGTCGTGGGCTACGAACTCTCCACCGTGGCCAGATCGGGGATTGGCAGCATTCTGTTGGCTGCGCGTAAGGGGAACGACTGGATCTACGTCGGCAACGTCGGGACAGGCTTCAACGAAAGCAGCGCCGAGTATCTCCGAAAGACACTCGATCGGATCACGCGAAAGACGCCGCCGGTCAGGTACGAAGGCCGGCGCAGGAACCTCGTCTGGGTTCAGCCGACGCTGATTGCCGAGATCGAGTATCGCGCCTGGACGCATGACGGGAAGCTGCGCCATGCGTCGTATAAGGGCCTGCGCGAGGTGCAGGACAGTGCGTCGGTTTACGAAACCGAGTGACGCCACAATACGCAAGCCACTTCGCCTCGATGTATTTGGTCAAACGCTATCAGGTGGCGCGAAGAAGCAGTTCATGACGGGAGCTCGTTGCCATAAGGAATGAAAAACAGATGGTGTCTCGTGGCTAGGTGATGGTCGCCAGGATGAATAATGACTGAGTATCCACGGCGCCCTCTTTTCACGTCATACCCGGGAATGGCCTCGCAGTCTCCACCGACATCTGTACCTTTGCAGCATGCTGGCGGATACGTCCAAGCGCTTTTAGCCTGATGGGCATCGCCCTCCCCAAAAGGGAAGATCAATGCAACTGCGAATAGGATCTCGGAGGCGGTGGAAAGTGCGACTGTCATCTGAGGACTCCAATCGAAGGAATTCCATTCCGGAGAGAGCGATTCTACGCCCGAGCGCTCAATCATGTAAGCGACAACCTGGCACAGCAGGCATAGGGCCACAAATGGCTGCGAAAGGTGCAGGACAACGCGGCGGTTTATGAGATCAACTCAACTAGTAGTGTCTATTGAGGGATTTTTGCGCAAGTTCCGCCGCCGTACGCTAGTGCGACGAAACGATTCCCTCAATTGCAGAAGAGCTGGCTAGTTTGTGCACCAATCGTTACGGAGCCCAGCGTCACACTCGCGCAAAACCTTCCTTGAGCAGCTTCTGTCCGACCTCTTCGCCGTTCCGGTCATAGATGTTGACTAACGGCCGGTGTGAAAGAGTCTTGTCCTTTACGCCATAGAATTCGATCGTAAGGCCACCCTCGGCCAAAATCTCTTTCAGCCTTCCCTTGGCAAGCAGCGCCATCTTGCGTTCCTTCATGCACTTGGCATGACTACCGATCTCCGGCGTATCGATGCCGGAGACAAATGGAACGCCTCCTCCCATTAGTCTCAGGTTCTGTCCGTCACACTTCACGGTGTCCCCATCGACGGCGGTAAGCGATGCACACATCAAAAGCGTTGCGATCATCTACTGTTCACCATCATCGCACACTTACCGTGGGCTCGGCCTAAGCCAATGGATCACCCCTCCGCAAAGTGCGGCAAATGCAATAGGAGTAAGCATCAGCTTCCAGAGGAATGACCAATCAGAAGATGACCAATAGGATCCGAACGGATCAAATATGAAGACATAGCACCACACCGCCACAATCCAAACGAGCGAGCCCGCCGCATAGAATCTCAGCGGTCCTCTGAAGGATACTGGCCGCTGCAACAATCGCGGGAATCCAGTTTCGGCAAAGCGAGCGCCCGCCATACCAGCAGCCAAAGGACCTAGGAGCCATCCGATCCCGCGAGGCATGTAGTGCTTTCCCGTAGCATCGTTGAGTAAGGCGAAGAAACCGAATGCCAGGAGATAGCAAAGGGCAACAGCAATCACGAATCCTAGGATACGCGCGCCCCATTTTCTCATAGAAGTACTCCCACCGTCCAATTTCGAGCTACACGCAAGTTGTCAACCAGCCGCGCAATTCTTGCTACGCATGGCGTTTTGAATTGCCTGCACCTTGCCCTTTGAAACTGCTACCTGGCCTTCTTTGTCCCCACCAAACGTGCTTGAAGTCGGAACACCGATCAGGAAGACGCCCACAGCATCTCCCGTTGCTGCGTCGTTCTGCTGCTTGGATACCGTTGCGAGATTTTGTTGTTCTTTAACGAGCTCTGCCGCGAGTACAGGACAGCTCGACCCGGTGTATGCCGCCATAGGAATATCTACCGGAACGATTGCGTCCGGACGTTTGGCGCACGAGGTTGCGGCCAGCAGAATTGCCAGCGAAGCGTAGCGAATTTTCATGAATGCCCCATTAGAAAGACTCTTAACCCGACCACGAAATATGCATGACGTGTCGTGGCTTGAAAGGGATAATTCAAGGTTGATCGTGCTTTTCCACTGCCGCAACCAATCGGCGTGGCCGCAGTGAAGAAAAAGGCCGGCACCTTCCTCGGCGTCGACCTTTAGATTTCAGGCAATGATAGCAGCCGGAATGCTGATCGGTCTGGCCGCGATTACCTCAGCTTGCACGACGACGCCCCAAAATTCAAATCGCGCCGATTTTCGGTAGTGTCTCAGTTTGAAATTTGCGGAAACGCCTAATTCGTTTGGCCGAGTTGTGCAAACGCCTATATGCCGCTGCGGATGTCGCCTGCCATGGCCGCTGGCGTTGCCGACAAGCTCTGGTCGATGGACGATCTGGTTGCGATGATGGACGCTGTTGCGCCCCGGGTCGCCTCAAGACCTACAAAAGCAGCTGGCTGCCGCGGAGTTATGAGGATAAGTTCCAAGTTTCCGAGCCGACGAAACAAAAAGGAGCAAGCCATGAAGTGCAGAGGTTGGTTGCTCATGACCGCTGTGACTATATTTGGAATGCTCGGCGATCTGTCGGTCGCGCGCTCAGAGTGGAACGGCAACGTTGGCTCTTTTTGTGCCACGTATAGGTTGCCTGGGGGATGCCTATCTACCGCCGGAGCTAGGTGCCACCGACTAGATTGTTACATAGAGAGGCGGGGCAAGTATAGCCGAGAGGCGAGACAAGAAAGGGAACCGTTACTTTGTGATGTGTACCCGCAGTGTGAATACAAGGGGCCGGGCATACCTGGCGGCCTCAGCTTAAAGCCCAACACCCCTCCCTTCGCTCCGCCGCGGCGCTGCGACCCGAACTACAAGGGGAAGGGGGTATGTGTTCCAATCGCATCTGACGTGGATTGCACGGGCGGCTGCGGTAACGGTCCAGCCTTTGTTACTGGACCGTTCAGGTACACGGGCACTGATGTCTACGGCTTGGATGCCGACCATAATGGGATCGCGTGCGAGCACCCGTGTGAAGATTAGGTTCGCCTGCTCGGCCGGACTACCAACTAAGCCAAGACCCGTTAGCTTCCCACGCTCTAGCGTTTTCGCAATTTCCGCGTTGACTTGATTGGGAGCCTCAAAATTTCAAACTGAGACACTACCCGATTTTCAATATCATCCAAGGCATTCCGTGAATCCGGCCTGCAGCCAGGGCTTCAGGCCGGCCAACGCTCTGTCGTGTGCCTACAGATGGGGCTGGGGCTAGTTGATCGAAGGGCGAAAGCGCAATAAAAGACTATGATGGGCGCGCCGACCATTTGTCGTGGCGATCAACCTCCGCTTTGCCCTCCTTTGTCACCCGCAATGTCTTTAGTCCGCGATGATCTTTTCCGACCGCGCGGACTAGCCCAGCCGAGACCAACACACTGATCGTGTGTTCACCTGCCCGGGGGATGAGGTCGATGGTATTGCAATCAGGACGATTGATCATGTAGCGCAGTGCGCGCACTTCTCGCGGATGAAGTCTATGACGAGGTTCATGCTTCAGCCGATCCTCTTCTTGCCGCCTAATGCGCTCCTGATTTGCAATCTCTTCTTGGCGTTCCTGCTCGTCGATATCCGCCCAGAACCGAGTGTCCTCCGCCCACGCCGTAACCACATTTTCCAACGGCGGGGCGGTCTCGAGTTTACGCACTACGACGCACCAGCCTGCAGCGCCGTCGTGACTATCGACAAAGACTCTGCGTTGGACGCTATAAAAGTCGTAAACGTCGTGCAGGTGCCACATGGCATAGGTGTCGCCGACGTTTGGAACAACGCCGCAGAAGTAGTCCTCGTCGACGCCGAGGATTGGTTCCAGCGCGCCATCTGGCTGGATTTCGAAAAGCCTTACGCCGAAGCCGCGACTACCCATCGGTTAAGCCTGCTGGTCCCGCAGCTTTACGACGCCATCGCCTCGGTCGTTGTTGATAAACTCTATGCCGGCCACTTCCAGGGCCGATTGAATCGCGCTGAGGGTCCGCGGCATTATTGCTTCTCCGCGCTCAAGACGAGAGATCGTATCGACGGCGACGGCCGACATTTTGGCTAGGTCTCGAACTCCCCAGCCAAGCGCCGCGCGAGCCATCTTGCTTTGAACAGAATTTATCATGACAATGTACCGAAATCGTATTGACGCACCGATAAAGTGCTGTTATCAGTACATTGTCACGAAAGCAGTTCAAACGCAATGAGGAGACCTAGATGCAAGCAGAACAGGCCAATACGCAGAGAATTCAGTTGCCGAGAAGTTTGATTGGCAGACGACACACCTTTCAGTTCTCCTGGAAGTTTGAAGTCGGCCAGGCGGTCAAGTTCCACGACGTACGCGCCATTGTCACTGGCCGCAGATGTTCAGCGTTGGGTCGCCAGCTTTACGAAATCGCAATGGATTGCGCCGATCGACCGCATCGCACGGTACGTGGCGAGTACTTGGTAGCGACCGATGAACACCGAGACACGACGCATATACACGTTAATTCTGTTTCACCGGCAGGGTGGAAAGTGCTGCTATTGCAACCGCTTCATGATGATATCTTACGAGCCGCGTGAGCGCTGGCGACCCAACGCCGCGACCCTTGAGCATCTTCGGCGCAAGGTAGACGGCGGCAGGGACAATCGAGATAATTTCGCCGCGGCATGCAAGGACTGCAACAACCGCCGCGGCAAACGCGACTGGCTTTCTTATACCAGCATTAAGCGTAACGAGTTTTAGGCGCGTAATGCGCGCCGGCCCGCCATGATGGCGTGCCTCTTTTATTCAAAGTCACCTATGGCCGGCGCGGTCACCACCTGCGCCTACACCAGCAGCGCGCCGGCCGGTCTGGTTCGTCTTACTTTCCGCTCGTATTGCCGCCACAAGCACGCCCGTCCGCATTTTTCAACAGGCGAACATCTCGACGCAAAACGCAAGGCCGGTTGAGCTGTTAAGGCGTGTAATCAAGCTTGAAGTTGAACCCTTGTGCACGGTGACCACCGCCGGTGGGGCACGCACCTTTGTTTGCCTCTCTGTTCCAGAACATTGAGCGGCAGCGATCACAGAAGCGCCATTCGTCCTGGCCGAACCCTGCATGATCATGTGGTAAGAAGAAATTGTAACCCGCAGCCGCGTGAGCGCCCCCGGCAGAGCAGACGCCAAGCTGTGCCGGGTCGCCAGCCCAATGCATGCAGTTGCATTTGGTGCAGAAACGCCAGTCGGGTTGCCCCCCGTCCGCGCCGGGATGCTCATGCGGCAGATAGTATGTCCAACCCGCAGCTTCGTGGCCGCCGCCTGCCGGGCAGACGCCCTTAATTGGAGTGCCATCGAAGAACAGTGATCGGCACTTGTGACAGAACCGCCATGCAGCTTGGCCCCGGTTACGCAAGGCAAATGTCATCGTGTAGTCGCCTCCATCGCCTTGCGCTCGCACGTTGACTCTTGCAGTCTGGCCGGTCTCGGCGAAGGCGATGTCGGCGGGAGTAAAAAAGATTTCGCGTGCCCCGACGACTACGTCGTCCACCATTGGAGCGATGTCAGGAATACCGTGCGCTGCGGAATCCACGGCTTGAAGGACTAGATCCCGACGTACGTTCCGATCCTGCACCGCAAGACTCGCGAAGAGAGCGCTGTTGACTCCCGCCGCAATGATTCCCCGCAGACCCTCTGCACTTCCCTCATCGTTCTCAATAAGGGTGGCGGTAAAGATTGTCGTCGCCTGGTCCAGCGATCGCTCTTCACCAAAAAGGCCCCAGAACGGTGCGAAACCGTGAGCATGCGTCTCGGCCCCGTCTACGTCACCGAACGGGCCATATCGATAGGCGCGAGAGGACGGAATCGGGACCGGAACCCCCGCAGCCGGGACAGTAGTGGAAAGATCGGTGGCCGTTACGATAACGTACGGTTCGTCAGAACCGACTTCATCGGTCTCGACATGGCAACGAATGGACTCGAGATAAGCGTAGAGCATGTCAGGATCTCCTTCGAAAGAAATGATGATGGCTTCTAGGCTAACGGCCTATCATCGCAGGATAGGCATCTCAGCTTTTCAAACGTGCGGCATCGCCTTCGCGTGACGCAAGATATCGCTGCTTGGTGGAGGCGGCGGCACTAGGCAGAAAATTGGCATCTTAGACATGCGTATTCCCGCGCGAACACGAAGGAACGGCGCCGGTGCTGCGCAACTACAATGAGAATTCGCTAAACGCTATGCACGGTGCACTGTAGCTTAAATCAGCGGGATTTCAACAAGAAGATGCACGGAGTCTAAAATGCAAGCGCCCCTATCTCGTGGGGCAAACGTGCGAGGCGGGCGCAGGCAGTTGCACCCGTCGGCGCGAATGCCGGCGGGTTTTTCTATTCAAGTTTCAAGTTGCCGCTGCGTTTTTCGATGGCTCGAGATTGGCGCCGAATATGTCGCTTTCTGGCCGTTCTGGGATGGCAGTCTCGTCGGGCACAATCTCTATCTTGCTTGGTTCCGTGAAAAAGAACTCCGCATTTGGGTCACTTGGCCAGATCGCCTGAAACACTTCGGATATCGTTGTGTCAGGTGTGAAAGTATACGCCTTTGTTGGTGCGGCTTCCTTTGCTCCAACCCCGGCGGCGGGCGGAAAAGAAGCTACGACAACAAATCGAGAGGCCTTGTGGCTCATACTATCCATGCGAATCTCCTTTGTGGGACCGCGTGGATTCTATCACATCTGCGATTGCGGAAGCGCCGTCATGCACGCTGTTCGACTTATTCACAGGGGCGCATTTAGCACGGGCGATCGTGCGCCGTCATGCGCCATTCATGTTCCACGGAATCCCCGCTAAGGCTGAGAAAGCCCGGAAAACATGGTAATTCTGGTTAAAGATTTGGCGCATGAAAAACCCGCCAACGAAGGGCGGGTTTAACATCAAGTCACTGATTTCGTTCACAAATCGATGGTGCCCCCGCCAGGGTTCGAACCCGGGACCCCCTGATTACAAATCAGGTGCTCTACCAACTGAGCTACAAGGGCGATGCCTGCCAAGTACCAGATTCTGCCGTCCTGTAAAGCAGAAATCGGCGCGATCTTGATTTCTTTGGTGCCACCTGACCGCCGGAGATTGGCGAACGCAACGAGATTGCGGCGTCCGGGTTCCCAAGCCTAATTCTGAGCAGTCTGCCGCACGCTCGCTTGCACGTCGCCGGTCTTCCCGGCGCCTGATGGTGACATCATTGTGATGGTCAGCACCGAGGCAACCATGAAAACAATGACGGCGATCATCACCCGCACGTTTCTCTCCTTCAAAATCGTGCGAGGCAAACGCACGGGGCCGATCTACTGTTTCCCGGGCGATCGCCGAGCGTTTACGGCATTGGCGTTGGGATGGGGCGTTCAGGGGCAGGTGCAAGCGGAGAGGGTTCGTGCGTTGGCTGCGACTTGTCGATCCAAGCGATGCTGA